ATGAGGAATGATAATTTTATCTCCTGTGCCCAATATGAAATTTGATATTTTTTAATGGATTCTCTACTGATTCCTTCCTCTAACCATGATTCATGAGGATACGGACAAAAGATTTCTAAGATATGCTCATTGATTTCAGATAACTGAGGAACAGATTTTTTCTTTTTCAAATTCTTAAATTTGTTTATCCATTCCCAGTCATCAATTTTTTGTGGCAATTTATCCAATGCATTAGAATAGAACATATTATTCGTAACGCTTGCCACATATTTTACTGCCTGGGGAAAAGTAATCGTGATACCTTTTGTTCTTCTTACTCTTATTACCAGCTCGTATAGATCCATTGATTCGCCACAATCGGTATAACAATGAAACATTTTTGACTCTATGTAATAATAAAGTTTTGGACTATCTCCCCCATGACAAATTGTTTTAAAAATGATTTCTGTAGAATTTTCTTTAAAAGGTTCTCCGGCGCCAAGATCATACATAATTAACTTAATATCTTCTGGAGTCAATACATTTTTTATCTTTTCTTTATCGAAGTAACTACTCATACGCACCGCCTAAAATGATAAAAAGTTTCTTACTGCCTCTGTTGCTTCTTCCTTGGTAGCTTCAATTTCCTTTGTTTCTACAGAATGATCATTAATAATTTTCTTAGCACTTTCAATTGTAAGCTTATTTACAGGAATTAATTCATTATCAAAAGTAGTAACAAATAAATCCCTAAGTCTACAGTTACCAAGATCTGCATGAAGCCACACCTTTACTCTTGTAATTTTTCCTCGTCTACATTTGTATAGATGAAAAATCATATTCGGTTCTGGGTAAAACCCTTTTGAAAGTATTGGTTTTATAGCTTCTAATTCTGATTTTGTAGGTGCTAGTGCAATATAACCGGCGTCTACTCGATCGGCAATGGCCTTACTTCCCCTTAAAATATTCTGGTCTTTTTCCTTTGCGTCTTTATACTCGCCATTTAGCTGCGTACCCGAATCCACATGAATATTCAAACGAGTACCACAGGTTTTAAGACAATCAGAAAACATAAATAATACCTGATCTTCTCTCAATTTCATTCCTTTAGATAAGGAAGTCATTTGAATCATGAGTTTAATAGATGTCTGTAAATAATCAAAATTAACCAATTGAATATTTTTTTCTCTATGGTATCTTTTAATCATATTTTCAACATCGGTCATATCAAAATCTGGGAGATATTCGAGATATAAAGGACTGGATTCAAGATACTTTGCTGCTTGGATTACTCGTTCATATTCACCTTCTTCATACTCGTTATCCAAAACATGACTTTCGTTAACTCCACTTACAAAGGCTAATACAATAGATCTTACTTCATCCAATTCCAATTCCGTGCTTATAATTAATGAAGGAACACAAAAGCCTGTATATACCCATTCATTTTTATCTAAATCATATATCCACGGGACTGCAGCACAACATGTATCTGCGAATGAAAGACGGCTTTTACCGGAACCGGTACCACCAGAACGTAAATAGAATGTTCTTCTTCGTGAACCTCTTAATAAAAAGTTCATAAATTTACTTTGCATAGGAAATCCCATTTCTGGGGTTTGCCTATATTTTTCAATCAAATCTAACATCCCAACACCAGCCAATTCACCAGTAGGTTTAGCTGCAGATTGAAATTTTGATTTTGGATTACTTACAAAAGCAATCTCAACTGTGTCAATAATTTGTTCAACCGTAAAAGAATCAAATTTCTTTTGTTCAGTTTCCTGTTTTACCGGTTCAACAATAGAAGGATTATATATCCCTCGCGTATCAAATCCTTGAGATTCATAGTATCTTAAAAGACTGAATTTCTTTAGTCGATTAAAATTATATTCAAAGTTATTAGGTTCACACATGACAGTTGCTTCATTAATATAATCTATTCCGTTATTATCACTAAAGATTTTATATTGCTTTTCATAATTGGCAATAAATGAATCTATAGCAAAGCAATCAATTACATTAACTCCCTGGTTATATAAATTGTATATACAGGCAAATATTATCTGATGAAAATCCTCTCCATCAAAATCGTCAGGAGATAAACTGTACATGTCCAATAACGATGGCTGTTGAATTAAACAGCCAATCACTTGAAATACAGCCTTTTTATCAAATAGCCCAGCTATGACTGTTTACCCCATTTCACTTTATTTTCCTCCTAAAGTAGATAGATCAATTTGCGGTTTCTCAACGCTCGTATCTACTTTGATTTTCGCAGTTTTTTCTGAATACATGTTGGGTAAATAATCTATTTTTGATAAGCAGGAAGATTGAGATTGTTTTATAGAAGAATAATATTCTTGTGCTTCCGTATGACAATAAGGTATTATTCCTATTGCATCACCTTCGACCGGTTTATTGAGTATCTCAAAGTAATATACCAAATCCTCTTTCATTTCTGTAAAAGTGATTTTATATTTCTTTCCATAATCCTCAATTAACTTATAAGTTTTTACCGGTAAATCTTTTTGTGTTAATTTACGGAGATAATCACATAAGCTTTTCTTTTCTTGATATTCTTCTTCTGTTAAACCATCCTTTAATTCTTTTTGCGGCTTTGATACTGTCTTTTTATTTGCTTCTGTAACAGTTTTTCTTTTTTCTGTAGTAACCACTTTCATGGCTACATTAAAGCATTTTGTATGACAATAACCATTTTTGTATGGAACAGAATCGTCTTCTGATTCAATCCACTCTCCGCAAATTTGACATTTTCTCTTCCTGCTCATATTACTTTACCTCTTACAGTTCTAATTCATCGCATAAATCTTTTAATTCATCTCGAATAATTGCAACTGATTCGACTTGTTTTTTCGTACATTCAGTAACTTTTTTACCAGGACCTAATTCTCTTTCAACGATTTCTCCAACTAAATCAAATTTATCCGCATCAAATAATTTCTGTCCTAAGGAAGTTACTTCATTCATCAAGTCTTCAAAAGATAATTCTTCTGATTCATTCTGTGCTTTTAATTCAGAGTAATCTACGGTTTTTACGCCTTCCACTTCTTCTTGTTTTGCAATGCCATCAGCAATTGCTTTTTCAAGATTTTCAATAGTAAACTCCTGAATACTTGTATCCATATAGTCATAGCGAGAACGAGCAAAGAATTCATTCGTCTGCGCAAAATAAGCAGAAGATTTAATTACTGCATTTTTTTCATCAACTCCATTAGGAGCAATATATGCTACTACGTCACAGTTGTCGATTATAGGGTTAATGCAACGCTTGTCTCCCTTCGGTCTAATATAACCATCTTTTTCTTCCATATGACCAATAAAAATAACAGTGTAACCAGCTCCTACTAAAAGATTAATCTGCTCCCAATAAACCCTTTCATAAATCTGATAAAGATTTACTTTAGAATTTTCATTTGCCCCTAATGAGATACATCCATTCCCATATGTATCACATACATATTTTTGGCAAAACAGAGAAGATGCATATACTTCATCAATGATGATTGTAGAATATGTTGCTTTAGCCTGATCAATAGTTTTCTTGTCAGTAAACTGCTTAACAACCTTCTTAAAATCTCTCCACGAAGTAATTCTATTATAAGCGACATTATTTTGTGCTCCTAAACCAGACTCACAAGCAAGAACATATGGTTTCTTAGCTCTTACTGCCTGATAAGTTTTACCTACGTTATTTGTTCCGTAAAGTAAAATTGTTTTTCCTTCCAATCCATGTGCAACTTTACTAATTTGAGGATTAAAAATATCAACTTCAATTGCCATTTATATCACTCTCCTTTTAATTACATAGAAAACTTCGGAATCGGTCTACCAGTTGCAGATACATTCGCAGTTACTGCAGCTTTATTTGTATTCTGTTTTGCTTCAGCAACCTTTTTCTTTTCATTTTCTAATCTCATTTCTCTATCAGCTACTGCTTTCTGAATTGCTTCAGTAGAGTAAGCAAATTCTTCTTCGTACGGATCCTGCGCACCAGTAAGGAATCTTTCATCAACATAATCATAGGATTTCTTAGTTTCAGATTTACCCAGTGCCATTTTGATTACTTCCTCTTTAACAACAACATTGTTTTTTAAGATGCCGAAGAATCTTGCAGTCTGTCCCGGTTCATACATTTCTTCAAAATCAGAAGCTAAATCTTCACCAACTACAATTACCATTGGCTCAATTCCGTTGTAAGTCGGAACCAAAATATTTACATTTAATCTTCCAGTTTCTTCACCCTGCTTCACTTCCGGGAATACACTACTAATATATCCTTCTACTTCAAATTTCGCTTTTGGTTCGTATTTGGTAAGATCATCCACTCTTGAAACATAAGTAGCATCATACCGCACATTCGTTCTAACATCACCGGTACGTTTGTCTACAAAAGTGTTCGGTTTTAATGCTCCTTTACCACATTTTATTCTTGTAGCAGCTTCTTCTCCTACTTCGGCTATGGACTGATATTCATTCATTACAGTTTCCATTCCTGCATAAGCATTGTTTTCTTTACCATCTTTAGTAAAGCGGTTTACATACACATTCAGATTAATGAAATTGGTATCATTTTCTTTAATCTTTAAAGTACCACGAATGATCTCTTTTCCTTCTGAGTCCGTTGCTTTTTCCAATTTCTTTTCAGAAAGAATTCCTTCCACATTAATTGTTGCTTCTGCCTGTTTTAAAACGTCTTTGTTTTCTTCTGCCATTTTTTACTCCTTAAAATTTAATATTCATAATATTTTGGATCGTTATTAACATCCAAATACTTTTCAAAAAATTTATCTAATTTGGGATCTAATACTGAATAACTTGCTTTACAACAAGGACTAAGATGACGTTCCTTAGGATCGTCTGATAGATTTGAATAATTGAACGTTTGGTTACATTTATGGCATTGACATAACCGCATCTACATCACCTACATCTTTCTGTATTAACTCTTCTGCTTCTTCAATGTCAGGTGCGTCTGCCTCTTCTTTTACTAAACCTTCACAAAGCTTAAAAATAAAATTCTTGTATTTATATGCCTTAAATTTTTCCCTATTTTCAATTCTTATTACTATGCCTTCCCTGATATGAGTTTTGCCAATTGGATCTGCTCCATCATAATATTTTTCTATTCTTTCTAATAAATCTTCCCAGGTTGTATAAATGAATTCTTCAAACTTTGGAACACATTCAACTCCCATCTGTTCACATCGTAATCTCATCAGCCAGTCAGGATATTCAACAACATATCCATCTTCATTTGTCAATGTCATTCGATATACAAAAATTCTGCTCTTACCTTGTTCACATCCATAAGAAAATAACATTTGATCACCATAAAGTTTCTTTATTTCCTTATCTTTGAATTTGGTATTATCACAAATTCCCATTATTGTTCGATTTTCATCGATCCATCCAGCAATTTCAAAATAAACACTTTCGCCTTTTTCAAGCTTGTCCATAAATAAATCATGATAAGGTTTTCTAAAAGCATTCGTTCCATAATATCCAGATGCATCATTAAAAGAATCTATTACTGTTCTTCTAGTACCAGAAACAACTTTCCATTCTTTTGTTTCTCTTTCTGGCTTTCTTAAAAGATTTTTGAACCAGTTATTTTTATGTTTTGTAATCTCTAATGATTTACTTATTCGATGACTGGTGCCATGAATTTTAAGAGAAATAATACATCTGTCACCAGGTTTAAAAGCATCACGATTATACATTAACTGTTCAGTATCAATATGCTCTTTAAATAACGGGAATTTGGGTTTGTACCGATCAGGTACTTTAGATTTTTTAGAATTATTAGAATTTAATGCATGATGTGCATTCTGATTATTATGAGGAATATATTTTTCACAAATTACTTCCCCATTTAAGGTGGTGATCTTATCACCAATTTTTAATTCATCAATATTAGTGTATGCTCTTAATACTTCAACTGGCATTACTAAACCTTCAGATTTTTCTCCTCTAAGTTTTAATGCTCGAATATTTCTTTTTTCAGGATCAAGATAGCCACCAATATTATTTCCATTCTCATCTTTTTTGCGTACCAGATTATTATCTGCTGCAAACTTTTCTCCTAACTTTCCATTTGTAGGAAAGAAAACACATTTTTGTCCTTCGGTATAAGATAAATCAACTATTACATTGTTTCCAAATACCTCTATGCACTGGAGCCTGTCAGCATTACTGTGTTTACGAAGTCCTTTAAGCTCTACAATATATCCACAATACATTTTACTCCTTCTTTTTTTCTATTTTTTAAAATCTTTAAAATGCTCTCGTATTTTTTTGAGATCATTATTATATGAACTAGAGCCAATTCCCAGTTTTCTAAGAATTTCCTCTTTTCCATATCCTTCGGAAAGTAAGCTCAGTATCTTTCGTTCCCTATACTTCAATATTGCCGATACTTTTTGAATCCAGACACTAAAAATTGATTTTTCTTCAATATTTTCATCAGAGCTTAAACTGCTCAACCAATCATACTCTTTTTCATCACCGTCTTCTGAGTATACTTCCTGATGATAATATAAAAGTTCATAATCTCCTTTTCGCTTTTCTGCATTTGTATCTCTATAATAATGCGTCATTTTTCTTTCCATAGTTTTATAAGCTATAGTAGAAAATTTGCCTTTTGAAGGATCAAATGATAGAGCTGCTTTACATAGTCCTTCTGCTAATAAGGGATAAAACTCATCTATATTTAGCCCCTTTTGATTTGCATAAGAATAAATTAAATTGTGATTTTCTTCTACTAACTTCTGTTGTTCCGGTGTTAAACATTTTTCCATATTCTCCACCTAATGTGCAGCAACATCAGCTTCATGAAGCTTCATCACCCTTTCAAAGAATTTATTTCCTAGTAGCTCTTTATCTTTCTCTTTCGCTTTTTCAGACTGGTTCCATGAACAGTATGGATGCATATGATAATAAATAAGATTAGAAACATCTAAAACGTCATTTACATTTATGCAGATATCACTGTATTCAAATACTGCATGAATGATACTCTCATATGCTCCTACACAATGGTGTTGATAATAATGACAGTCTCCATCTTCTTCACCTTTTGCATTTAAGTATGTTTTAGTAAATGGTTTACCTATATCATGTAACAATCCTGTAATCTGCAGCAATTCATCTTCAGGAACCTTTTCAATAAGATACCTTTCTGTTTCTTCCAAATGCATGTCCAAGGATAACTCATGATGTTTATTTTCTTGTTTAAAACCATCAATTTCTTTCCATTTTTCCTCTATGTAATCTAAATGGTAATTTGCATGAGATGACGATTTATGGAATATAATTTTCATATTATCCCATCCTTCTGATTCGTGTGGGGGTTGAAAATTCATATACATTTTCTTTATAACTTCTTCCGGTACCACACGCTCTCTTTTATTATTATTCTGTAAGCATTCCTTGTATGGGATACAGAATAATACACACTTTTTATAACAAGGAATATTGGTTAGTTCATGTAAAAAAGCAATACGTCTTTTCTTATTTAAATTGGTTGCATCATACACTGCAGTTCCACCTTCACTAAGCCATGTCTTAATACGTCTGTGTAATTCTACAAATAATTTCTCTTTATCTTCAGAAGTACCTTGTATATTTTCATCACCAAATATTTCCTTTCGTAATGCATCAGAAGAAAAAACTTTTATTTCACTATTTTCTTTTGATATAAGATTTGCGTAATGACTTTTACCCGATCCCGGAAGACCACATAACATTATTAATTCTCCTGTTTTATTCTCTTTTTGAGAATGGATATCTTTTTCACACATTTCTATCATTCCCCTTCGTATAATTGTAATGTTCCATCAGCGTTATAAAGCGGTGTAATTCCACTTCTGTTTTGTCCATGTACAACAAAATATTTTACTTTTGTATCATTCGCATAAACAATGTAATATGTACCAATAGAATCTTTCCATTCATAAATAATAGTAAAATAACCACCGGAATATTGTTCTTTGGCACTTACTTGCCCCGTTGCTTCCTGGTAGGTCTTACCACAGGCCGTACAACACAAAATTAAAGAAACGGATAAAATAACCAT